AGGTTCGGGTTGTCGAAGATACTCCGGAAAAGAGTTATAAGCCACGAGGTGAGTAATCTTATCATATTTTTCTTGAAGTTTTTTATCCTTCATATGCCAAAGATCATCAGCCTCAGAGGGGTGTAACGAATTAACCAATTCGATCCACAGAGTTTCACGCTTTACGCTGGTTAAATTTGGGTGTCCCCCCTCAATAAATAAATATAATTTTCTTACTTCATAATTCAAAGTAGCTCCATCATCAACTCCTTCAATAAATCCTCTTCGTGGATTAAACTCATCTTCTTTTAAATCAGGTCTTCCCTCGGGAAGCAAAAACTTTATATCTTTATCAAAATTATGCCGCAGTAATTCCTTTACTGCTTTAGATGGATTTTGTCGCAAATAATTACTACGTTCTTCATCAGTTTTCATCATATTTGCAACTGATAATATATCACTTGTCATTTTAGCTGGCATAATGTCTCCTAAAATTCATTTATATGCTCCATTAAATTTTTAAGTTTATGTTTTACGAAATAATTAAAAAGTTTAGTTCTACCAATCTCTGGTTGTTTATCATATTCAACCACAATATTAGTTTGCAACCATTCAGGAATCTTTGTTAAATCAATTAACATTTCATTTCTGCGATAATTACGTAATTGTTCACCCTGACAAAATACATCGGGCTCAAGTTCGGACCAAACTGAAACTTTTTTCTTTGATAATGGCGTTTGTCTTTTATCAGTAACAAATGTATCATCACTAGACAAAAAATTAGGAACACCATCACTTACATCACCCCTAAGAATATGTTCTCTTAAAAAATTTTCTGGATTATCAGTATCAAGAAAGTTTTTCTTTAGAGGAGAATATTGATTAACATTTTTGTATTTTTGTAACTGAATAAAATCTTTATCACTTGACAATATTAAAACAGGTTCTTCTTTATCTTTATTTAGTATAAGAGTGGCGATAATATCATCTGCCTCTGCTTTATCTATATATACGACCTTATAAGGGAAATTTTCAGCTATTTCTTCTCGCACCATGTGTAATAATCTGAATAATTCAGACCAATCAAAATCAGATTTATCTCTTGTTGTTTTTCTTTGTGCTTTATAATATTTAAATGCTTCTTTTCGCCAATTATTTGTTGCATCACAACAAACAACCAGATCACCATATTCTTCAGTAAATTTATGATGATACATTCTTATAGTATTTAAAACCGCATGTCTAACAAAATCTTCAGACATTGATTTCTTATTCATCATCACATTCGCAATAACGATTTGTGAATAATCAAGTAATATCATTTTACAACTTTAAGCAGTATAGTTTCATTGTTAATACGACCCGTTAAGTCTTTTTCTTTAGAATTAATAGATTCGTACTGTCTTTTAATAGCAAGTTTACCTCCAGAGAGCATTTTTGATAATACTTCTTCTGGCTTTCTTACTTTTTTACATTTAGAAAGTGATGTATCAAATCCTCGGAGAGTACTTCCTTTTACAGATAGTCCTGCATGACCTTCTGCTTGATACACACCAAGTTTACGATACTTTGAATTGAATACATACAATCGATCAGCACCAACAATCTCAGAAGGATTGATAGATGCTATTTTATATTCGTCATCTTGTTTTTTGTAATTTAATTTAGCAATTTGTTTCGAAACTGAAACGGGCTTTTTCTTTCGTGGCTTTCTTTGCTTATTAGCATTTTCAGAATATCGTTCACAGTCATCAATAATTGATTGAATATAATTCTCATAACTAACAAGTTGTTTCTTCTTCATATGAGCAAATGCTTCAGCCATATCTTCATCTGTAGGAATTAATCTTATTTCATCTAGATAAGGTTCAAACTTTTTTGCTATCTTTTTAGCAATCAATCCTTTTACATTATTACTAACCAACCAATCATATACATTCATAGTCGATTCATAATTGTTGTCTATAAAATCATCTATGGATTGTTCTAGTTCAGAAGCATATAAAGAAACTTGTTCTTTTATATGATCTTGAATTGACGGTTTATCATTTCCGTTAATTTCTTTTTCAGCAGATTTTTCTTTTGAAACAAGTTCGCCTTTTTTCCTACTATAGTCAATAAGATTACTAATTTTTTCTACATACTCTTTGGGAAAATGTTCATATCCTCTCATAATCATTCTAGCAAGAAAACCTCCACCCTTCAAATGAATAACGTTTGGTCCATCAACAAGAAGTCCACCTTTTCCCCATGGAAAGGATCTTACTTTCTGAATATCTTCTTTACTATATCCAGAATGTTTCATGTATTCCAGCATCCATTTTTTAGATTGATCTGCTTCATGAAAATGGCTATACCAATTCAATCCATGCATGATATCTGATGGAGTAGAATTTTCATCAAAGACTGGTTCTGTTCCCATCTTCTGTTCATCAAAGGTTCTTCCCGAACCAATAACTCTATTAATTTTTTTTGTTAATAGTGATTTCTTTTTTAACTTCTTCTTCGGCATAATCTAGTTCATATGTTAAGTTATCAAGAAAATCAATCCATTGATTGATACGTTTATCCCAACTATAATGAGTATATGCGTATTCTAATGCATTGTCAAGATTTTTTTGAACATCTTTTGTCCAATATGAATCCATAACATCTTCAAGTGCATCAGCAAATCTTTCAACATGCTTATTTTTATCTTCTGTATAATTGTACATGTAAGCATATTCACCACATGTTTCAGGTAAAGCACCATAATTAGAAGTAACAACTGCACAACGGGCCGTCATTGCTTCCATAGCTACTCTACATGAAGTTTCTAGCCAAGTAGATGGATATGCTAATATATGCATATTTTTCCAATGTTCCCTTAATTCATCATAAGGAACTGCACCATAATAAGTTACTCTTGGATCTTTTTCACACATTTCAAATAAAGGCTTATATGGCTCATCATTTTTTTCCCAACCATATAATTTATAGCTAGAAAAAACATGTAAATGAAAATCACTTCTATCTATTAAATTTAAAGAATTCACAAGAACATCAAGACCCCGCTGAGGTGTTGAAGCATATATTAATTGAAGATCCTTTGTTTCTGTTTCTTCATGTTTCGGAATAGGATCTATCGCATTCTTAATTACTACTCCATTATCATATGGAATTTTTAATATAGTATTAAATTGTTGTTGTTGCCAATGACTAACAAAAATTAATTTATTAAAAAGATCAAGTTGAGTTTTAAGAATATTGTATGAAGGATCTTGTGCAAGATCATGAATCCAAAAAAGTCTACGTTTATCTTCTTCTATATTATGGACTCTTGAAATCACGAATTGAAATTTATCTTTATATTCCTCAGGTAATCTGCGGAATAATTCCATTGAAAGAAGTTCTGTTCCTCCTAAAGAATTCTCCGCAAGATTTCCTTTTTCATGCTGAGGAATTTTCACATCTGCATTATCAATCATAATTTACTTTCTAAAAATTATAACTCCGTTTATAAAATATATGATCATCAATTGTTACATTTTTTTTATATTTTCTCGACCACTTAGGAAATTTTTGCATCCAATTAGCATGATAATGCGTTGCACCATCTGTTATATCCATAAGTCTGTCTTTATGATCATAAAACCATTTAGCTACTGATTGTGAATTTCTCCAACCATATCCTTCTCTTGGATCATCTCCCATTCCATCACAATACCATGAAAACTGGCATCGATCTCTTTTTGGATGTCCTGAGGCATAATGAGGGCCTTCATATATTACATCACAAAAAGTACTGGGAAAATGAGTTGAATCTACTCTATTTTTTGTTACAAATGCAACTGCTAATTTTCCTGCAGTTGATTGGGTTGCCGCTTCAAAGTAAATATTTTTTGCCAAACACGTAATTTGCTCCTGATTTTGCACGATTATATCTAAGTTAGGATTTTTAATTGATTGTGTCTTGACTAATGAGACTGATGGCAGTTGTGGAATAAGAATTTTTGTGCTTGATTTTCCAAGTGGTACTCCTACAACTCCTGGTATCAGTATTGTTGCGACAATTACCATCAAAAAAGCATAAACCTTTTTTAACATGTAATTCTCCGGGTTGTTAACGATTCCATGAATAACAAATCAACCGTATGTTCTATATTTATAACATTCTTTTCTTTGTGTTTTCGATTGTTTTCTTTATTCGTTCTATCTTTTTCTTTCTAACAGACTCTACTTTGTCTTTAGAGCCGGTAGAAAGTACTTTATCTTGCATAATAGCAACTGTTAGTTCTGCATTAGCTTCATGCATTTTAAGGGTGTTTTCAAGCCTTTTAATAGACTTTTCTTGTCTTACACGTTTATTTTTTTTCATTTCTCCTTTTTTGATCTAATTTTTACTATGCTACCCCTGTATCCATCAGGAGTTTTATATCGTAATACAGTTTCAATATAAAAATCTTGTCCTCCATAAACAGAATAATGCGATTTTAAACCTATAAGTGATTCTTTTTCTAAATTCTCCACCCACCGTCCGTTTTTATAGTAGCATAGTACCCTTTCTGTAACATCGCATTAGCAAATGTAGTTGCATCTTCTCTTGATTGACAAAATCTTTTCATTATATGTTCAGGTTCTGGAGGATCCCATTTAAGATTTTCTCTCATTTGAGCATGATTATTTTTACTGTTTTCAGGAACTTTAAAATATTCTACCCAAATATTCATACTACTGCCTCTAACCTACAAGACCATGCTAACATGATACCTACAATAAGTGTAAAAATCCAAAACATTATTTCGTTTCTATTAAACATAATCACCCATAAGGTCTTTTTTCTTTATTTAATATATGATTATCCTCATCTACACATTGTCGATAAGGTTTCTTATAATTAGCATTTTTTCCAACTATAGTTCCCCTTTTTAATCCCCATTTATTATCTTCCCAAAATCCATAACATCCCGTTTGAGATGTTGTTGTACAACTTACAACCATCCATGTCGCCATCATTACAAAAACTAATAATAGCTTTTTTTGCATTTAGTCCTTAAATATTTTTAAAAAATTTATCCTTTATTTTTAGATGTCCTTTTATTCCACAATGTGGACAATACATAGCATCTACCTTCTGTTTATGTAATTCTTCTTTATTATCAGGAGTCTTTGCATAACTCCACCACTTACCACACTTTTCATTGCCACAATTAAAATGATATAATATCTCAAAAACATATTCATGATTATGAGCCAATTTTTCAATCATTTAGATCCTTCTGGATACTAAGTATGTAAGTCATATATTTTAAATAATATCCATATTAATAAAACATTAGTTATTAACAATTCTATTGCTAAAATTGTATGATACCAAACCCATCTAACTTCGTATTTTTTATTCCGTTCTATTTCTACATCATACTCTTCTTTTTTAATAAATTTATTTTGAAATGTTTCTATAAATTTTATCATGGATCTCCTTTTAATTTAGATATGGAGACATAACTCCTTCCATTTCAGGACTTTCCTCCTGCATTCTTCCACAAAACTCATGAAATTCGTCTAAATTGTCTTCTTCATGAAAATGTGCTTCATGATAACGTGAAAATAATTCTTTTGCTTCTCGCAACATTCTAACATCAAATTCATGAAATGTACCATCAGGTTCAAGTGCCAACAAGCAATCTTGATCTGGTCTAAAGAATAGTTCTATTCTTGTTGTCGGAAAACCCAACATTATTAACTCCTGATAATATAATGATTATGTAGTGGGGCGCGGCCTGAATGGTGGGGGTGCAGATCCATTAGTCCATTCAGACCTCCCTGCGCCATTTTTGAAAACTTGTTCTATTATTTATTCTTTTTTCTCTTAAAGGAATAAAAGTTAAAATTCTTAGAATTTTTCTTTTTTATGTCTAAGTAGACAAGTATAAGTGCAAAAAATACACCCAAAATAACAAAAAGCTGAAGTGGAAGAAACACATCATTCCAACTCCAACTTATTTTATCTGTCAATTTTAAAATTACTAAAACCGATGTTATAAAACCCATTAATAACATCGGAATACGATAAATAAATATTTTCATCCAGCTTCTTTTTCTGCTCCTCTAGCATAAAAATCTTGATCTACTACAGGAGTGTTAAAACTCTTCATTTGACTTTCTTGCCGTACAGTCCTAGGTCGTTCTGGTATAATACATTCCAGTTTTGTGATCTTCCCACCCTTTTCCAAATATTCATTAATTTTGACATTCAGATCATCTCTTGATATTTTAAATTTCTTTTTATATTTTTTTGGCATGTTAATCTTATATTAGATTATTATAGCAATAAATCAGAAAAAAAGCAACCATTATCGCAAATTTTCCATCCAAAATCCAAGTCCTTTCTCTTTCAACTTGAATTGTACATCCTCAAAAGTAAAAAATTTCTGTAATTCATCTTTACTTAAAAACAATTCACCGTTTCGATATAAATCAAATTGGCCCTTTGTTCCTTGTTCAATTTCGCATGTATCTAGTAAAGATTTATTAATATTAGCGGAAAGACTTTCTGCTTGTGGTCTATAATTTCAAGAACCACAATATTTAAGTACAAACATACTCCCCTTTCGGATTTTAATTTATTTTTAATCCCAAAGACCTTGATAATGCTCTGCGAAAAGATTCAGACCTTCGTCAATCTTATCCCACCATGCTTTTCTTGCATCTTTATAATCTACGTGGTGAGCAATAACATCATAGTCTTCATCTTTATCAATAATCATTGCAAATGCATCAATCATTTTCTGAAGTTTGTCCATCCATAGTTCTTCATAATACTTGCTCTCTGCATCACGATCCAAAATTTCTTCAAATGATCCTTGAGAATAATGCTCTGGATATGCTTCTGTTTCATCATAAGGGGTTGGATAACCAAAATGTGGTACACGTTCCCTTAAACGAACAAGAGCAGGATGAATAATATGAGCAAGAGTGGAATCTAAATTCCAAACATCATGATTATCAATATTTACATGAAAGGCTCTGTTTTTTCTAGCAGGAGAACCCATCTTTACAAACATAATTAATTCCTATTAAGTATTTATTCTAGTGGCTCCCTCGGCTGGATTCGAACCAACGACAAGCAGATTAACAGTCTACCGTTCTACCACTGAACTACGAGGGAT